ATTCAATATCATCTACAAGTATTCTATTGATGCCTTCAATTTCGCCTTCGCATACAGCAATACAGGCAATTAGATATTCATTTCTATCACCTTTGGTTTCTGCAAATATAAGACTACCACCAACTCGTCTAAATCCATATACAACAGGTATAGCAACATTGGTTCCGTTCTTTGTGATTGTAACACCTTGTGCTGATTGGTCTGCTGGCACATTGCCTGGTGTAGGCACATCAAATGCACCCATAGGATTGAATACAAAACCCACAATGTCGCCAACAAAATTAACAACACCACGAACAATGTTTACAATACCTTTTACAATGCCTTTGACAACATCTGTAATACCTTTTACTATACCACCCATTAGTATTCCTCTACTTTGTGAACAAACCAATTACCACAGTGTTCACCTTGCTTGTGTTCAAAGTAACTACTTGCTCTTTCAATTTGATCTACTGAACCTTTGTAGTCTTTGCCAAATGCACATACACTTGACTCAAAAAACTTTGCGCCTTTTTGTTTGCATTTCTCTACACAGGCATTCCATAAACTGTCTGCTAACCATTTATTTCTTTCACCATCTTCAATATAAAAATATGCAATTTGTCCATACAGTGTTGGATTCCATATTTTTGTATGAAAGAATATAAGTGCATAACCAATTAGTCTACCTTCGCTTTCAACAACAAAACAAGTGTTGATAGGATCCATCATTAGTTTTCTAAATGCCAATGTAAAGTAATGATCGTCCCATGGCAGTTCTTCTGCAATCTGCATTTCTTTGCCATGCTGTCTTGCAAGTTTGATCATTTCATTAGTATCATTGGGTTCAAACTGTCTAATCATTACTTTTTGCCCCACTTCAAATCGGTTAGTGTTTCATGACTGAATTGCATTGAAAAGTCTGCAGGATGTTCTCTTTGAAAATTTTCGTTGTTGGTTCTGCGTCCATTAACTTTTTCAAAGTCTGTAAACTGACTGTCTACTTGAACTGTTAGTGTTGCAGTGTCCTGTGCATCTTCTACCCTGTAACCTGCAATCTTGCCTTTGAATATAGTAAGCGGTCCATCACCTGCACTGTCATAAATTAAATCTTCTGTTGCTTGATCCCACAGTGCTCTATATACTGTAACATCTTTGTTGATTACATCACTGGTAGCAAAACGCAACATTGTAGTTGAATCCAATGCTGTAAATGTAATTGAAATATTGGTTACTTGTGTTTCTGAGTTTTCAGTTGTTTCTGATATACCTAAGAAGTTGCCTTGTGCTTCATATGTGTTTCCAAAGTATGAAATATCATACGGGGCATCTGTGTAGTAGAATCCTGCGATGTCTAACAATACATAACTGACCAACGCCTGCCTTGCAAGTGCTGTATTGGTTACTGTAGATAGACCTCTGCTCATTATACCGCCTCTTGAATATCAATTTCATAACCCACAAGTCCATCTGTTCTATAACCAAACTCTTGAATATCGTTTGAAAGGATCATTCTAAATTCAACATTGGATACCTGAATAGTTGCACCTGTGCTGTCTTCATCTACTGCTGTAATAAGTCCTGGTTGAAAGTTGATTGTTGCATCACCACTACCATCAGTCGTAACATCTTCTGTAACCATATAAACCTTTGTATGATTTGGAAATCGGATGACATCACCTGCCTTGAGGATTGTTACTGAAGTGTCGCCTGATCTAACTGTGCAAGAAGTTGATCCTGCACTGTTTGTTCCTGTAGGATAAGTGTTTTGATTTGGTAATCCACTTTGTGTAGTTGACACATTAGGAATAATAATATCAAATTCATTTAGACTGCCTTGGCATCTTGAAACAAATGCTTGAACTGGTCTTGACTCTGTAAGTGTCATAGGCGGAAACTGTAAAGTGCCGCTCCACACAGTTGTTGAATTTGTTGCTCTAATAATTCTACCACTTGCTGATTCTGTTTTTTTAGTTGCAGTGTTCTGTCTAAAATTAGCAGTAGTAAAACCTGGTGTTTGTGGAAAATCTCCTATAAAGGCCATTATACTGTTACTCCTGTTTTACCACGACTGTTCATCGCTTGGTTAATAATACCAACGATTGTGCTTCTGCGTTCTACAAGCAATTGATCAAATCCTCTGGCATCTGTTGTTGTTATGTTAAAGTTTACATTTACTGGTCCGTTGCCACCACCGTTCATATCTTCAAGTGCAGTTGCTACTTCTCTTGGTATAACTGTGCCTCTCTGTTTAGGCACAATAAGTTCTGGTCCATCTTCACCAACTACTGTTGGTTGATTTAGATTAAGTGCACCACCTCTTTGTCTACCTGTATACTGTTGACTTCTAATTGTAGCAACATTGGCCAAACCTGCCGCTACCACTGCCGCCGCCGCAATAAAGTTGAATGGTGGTGGATATGTAGCAAGTGCCTTGGTTGCACCTTGGTAAGTGTTCATAATCGCTTCTGCAATTCTCATTGCTTTAGCGGCCTGAAATGCTTTCTTATTGTATTTGCCTAATGCTTCAAATGTATCAGCAATCTGTCCAATGGCAAATTGTGCTTTTTCACGCTCGGATTTCTTTTCAAACTCTATTCTTTTGTTTGCAATTTCCTGTTGTCTTTCTTCATAACCTTTGCGTTGTAAGAATTCTTTTTCTTTGTCAGTAAGTTGTTCTTGAATTAAATTTTTACTTGTTGCTAAACGATGTCTAATACTGTTTTCATATTGTCTATCCTGTTCAGCAAGACTTTCTTCATTTAATCTCTTAACTTCATCTTGGAAAATAGTTTCAAGTTCAAGTTTTCTTGTGTTAAAATCTTCAAGTAAAATTTGCTTTGAATCTAATTCTTCTTGTAGCAATTCAATTGCACGATTCTTACCTGCTTCAAGTATTTCTAATTCTTTTGTTCTAAATAAAATAGTTTTTTCAATCAATGAAGTAGAAGCACTTTCAACTTGTTTCATTAGTTCAAGTTCTTTGTTTGCCGCTTGAGTGCCTTTGTATTTTAATTCAAGTCTTATTTTTTCTTGTGCTGTTAATTCTCTACCTAATTGAATTTCTGCAATTTTGATTTTTCTTGCCGCTTCATCAGTAATCAATGCCGTTTTTGCCATAGCATGATTTTCTGTTGCTTTTTGTAGGATCTGTTCGTAAGTTGTTTTGATAGAAACAAGTTTATCTGCTTGTTCTTTTAGGTTTTGCCCAGTGCCCGATGTTGCTTCATTTACCTTGTTAGCATTTTCTTTTTGTGCTTCAAGTTCTTGGTTAATTTTTTCATTGTCAATGGCCAATTGATTTGCTTTTTCATTGATGTTGCCCATTGCTTGATTGAATTCATCTAAACCTACAATGTTTTCACTGATTTTCTCACCAACAGCATTAAATCCATTTTCTAATTTGTCTAAGGCCGCATCAGCAACACCACCAATGTTCATTTTTTCTGCAAGTTTACTAAATGCACCAGTTAGATATTCAACACCAGCGGCAAGTATCAATGCACCTGCAATCAATGGGTTGGCCGCCGCAACCAATGTCATTGTTTTGATTGCTCTTGTTGCCAACACAATACCTTTAACAAGGTGTGAACCAAATGCAAACGCAATTGATCCTAATGCAACAGTAATTTTAAGAGCAAAGAATGCCGCGAATGCTTTACCAATAAGGTCAATGTTTTTAATAACAAGAATCATTGCTTCTTTGGCAAACAAGAATGCTTTGGTTAGGTTTATACCTATTTCTCTTACTGCTTCTTTGTTGTTTTCAATGTAATCTGTTAGACTTTTTGCTGTGTCACCAAGTGCTTTATTGAAACCCTGTTTACCAATGGCAAACTGTGCATTTTGAATTGCAATTTGCAAGTTTGAAAATGCAACACTGGTATTGGCAAGTCTTGCCTCAGTAGCACCACCAAATCTTTCTCTTATTCCATCAGTTAGAGCAGTTAAGATAACATTTGCACCTTCGGCAGTTTTACCAAGGTCACTTAATTGTAATCTATTTCTACCTAATTTCTGTTGTAAGATATCAAATACAGGAATACCTCTATCTGCAAGTCTGTTTAGTTCTTCAAGACCCAAACCACCTGCTGTTGTTCTTGAAAATAGATCAGTGATTGCCTGTAATGATCCTAATTGATCAGTTGTAACCGCCGCGGCATCTGTAAAGAGTGTTAGCAGTTCTTCTGTTGGTTTGATACCAGCAGTTTGTAGTTTGATATAGGTGTTTGTTAATTCTTCTACACCAAACTGTGTCTTAGTTGAAAACTGTGTAATGAAGTCAAATGCTTCAGCACCTGCTTTGGCACTGCCAGCAACCGTATTCAAAGTAGTTTGTAAATCTTCAAATCTTGTTGTGGTTGTTACAATGTTTCTAATTAAATTTGCACCACCAATGGCACCAAGTGCAGTAGCGGCAAGGCCTGCTACCCTATTAACACCCAATAGGCCCTTGTTTAGATTTGTTAATCTTTGACTGATATTAGATAACGCTCTTTGCGTTTTATCTAATACGCGGATTTCTACTGTTTGCACGGCCACTTGTCATTGCCTCCTTACCTTTTTCATGCTGTAATACGAACCATTCATACCACAGTTGTATTTCAAGGACACTGAGTTGCATAACCTCTTCAATACTCTTATGCAAGTGCTCTGCAATTCTCATAATCAATTGCAGTTCAGTGTCCTGCTTTAGTTTTTTATTACTTCCTCATATTCTGAGGTAGCACTATTCAATTCAGTGGCAACGCGAATTAACACTTGAGGATCAACTTCGTGCATCAATGTGTTTTTGTCAAACTTTGTAAACATTGGTTTTCCATCTGGATCCAATGCTTTTAGTATGATTGACTCAACTAATGCTTCAACAGTTTTTCCTTGTTGCTGTAATTGAATAATTTTGCTTTCTACTGCAAAACTATAAGCAGGTTTAAAAAAGATATCTGATTTCCATTCTGGCACAGTCATCTTTTTTAGTTCACCACCTAATTTAGTAGTGAAATGTTCTTTGGCATTTTGTAAAACGCTCATTTATATCTCCTTTTAGATATTTCCCTAATAGTAGGCCCTATAATACCATTAGGTGCTTGTTTCTTTGAATGACCCTCTTCTAAAGCGACAATATAGGGAACGCGGTTGACAATGCGTTTCTGTTGATACGCATTTTCGAGTCGCCAACCACGTCTCGCTTGTCCCTTATCAATTGGAGTTTTTTGTTTAACAACCTCCAATGTATCTTTCGCCACTCTCGCCATCATGGACTCTTTTTCTCTTTCAAGAGTCCTTACTGCGTTTTTAGTGCCCCGAATCACTATAGATAGCATAATGTATTACACAGACTCTACGTCTAATGCACCATTGCCTTGGAAGTTTACTGTGCAAGTTACAAGGTCATCAAATGATGCTGTTCTTGAAACTGAAGTAACAATAACCTTACCTGTGAATTTCTCTCCAGTTGTTGTGTTTGGAAAGAATTCAATGTATAAGTCACCATCGTTGTCTGGACGGAAAGCGTCTGATGCCGCTGTGTGTCCATCGTCGTAAATTACTTCCATTGATCCAGTGAATGAGTGTAATCCGCTTTTGTAAGTTCTTGCTGAATCTCCCATGATCGTATCTTCAATTACATCCTTGGTGTGCTCCACTGTCCAAGAACGAACTTCAGCGATTGCTACTTCACCGGCACTGTCGGTTCCGATTTTAACGGTTCCGTTTTCTCCTGTATATGTTGCCATATCTTAGTTCTCCTCTTTTGGTGTAAAGTCGTCTTCTGAATAGGTCCAGTTATCTTCCCCACAATCTTTGTATGAATGCTCTTCGCTTCCACACTCGATGCAAGGAACAGCATCTAACTCTTCCTCAGTGGGTTCAATATCTTCAACTTTTTCTTCTTCGACTGGTTGTGAAGTCACTTCCGCAGATGCAGAAACTTTTTCTTTCTTACCCTTGGGTTGTGACTTTTTTCCTTGTGTTGGATTGTCAGTTGACCATCCTTCATCAAGAA